TTATATATTCAATTTTTGTCCAGGATAAATCCAATTGATATTACTAATCCCATTATTACGGGCTAGTGTATATACATTCACACCGTAACGGTAAGCAATACCAGATAAGGTATCGCCATAACGTACTGTGTATGTTCGTTGATTGGATACATCCCCTGTAATCTTTAATCGTTGTCCTGGATAGATCCAGTTAACGTTACTGATGCCATTGTTACGGGCTAGAGTATATACATTTACTCCATATTTATAGGCAATTCCGCTTAAAGTATCTCCGTATTGAACATAGTAAACAGATTGTGTTGTTGGAGCATTATTGCCCTTAGCTTGACCTGTCACTTTCAACACTTGACCGATATATAGGTAGTTAGGATTGCTTAACCCGTTTAGGCTTTGTAGTGTTTGCCATGTTGTACCATAACGTGCTGCAATAGCTCCTAAAGTATCGCCGGATTTAACTACATAAGTGCCTGTTGCTTGTGGGTTATTTTGTGGTTGTGATGGTCGTTGCACTGGGCTAACTTGATTATTGTTGTAGTTTGCGCCGTAACCATTTCTAGTAATATCCCTACCATTAGGCGCTAAGGAAATATTACCATCTAAACCACCAAACATATATGTTGAAGTAAATTGCCAAATAGAAATCCCGTCCATGCTTGGGAACACGCTCCAAACGGGCTCTGTAGTTACATTGTAGTTAGGATATGCTGCAATCCATAAACTATCTGGAAACTCTGCTAAAATCCTATGATAATCAACGTGTGCCAATGTATATGGCTTGTATGAGTAATACATAGGAGTATAGCCACAATTTCTAATATATCTCATGCCATATAGGATGTTGTTTGTGTTGGCTTGAATATCACCAGTAGCACCAGACTCATAGTCCAAAGCTACAATACTACCCTTTGGAGCGTTAATTTTAGGCATAAAGTAATCTAGCATTTGCTTTGTTTGATACTGATTAGCTCCAGTTTGCATCCAGATGTATGTATGCATACGTTTACCAGCGGAACGTCCATAATTCATTTGCGAGTTATAAGTCCATTGATCGTAAATAGAACCATTAATAGAACCACCAATTTGAGCAATACTGAAACTATCTCTACCATAGCCTAAATTACCATTTGCCCCTTGATATCTAGAAACATCAGTACCATAAGTACGCACGTCAGTTGCTTGAACACTTGGAGTGTTTAACTGCACAGAAAAAAGCAACGCTGCACACGTTGCTAAAGTAATTAATATTTTCTTTTTCTTCACGATACTACCTCCTATTTTACATTACCATCCTTATCAATCGTTTCTGCTAAAGATTTAGGAGTATCATTGCTTATTTTCGCAAGTTTTAAAGCTTTATTTGCTGTTTGTTCAATCGTATTGACTGTATCAACATCAACTGTTGTTCCGTCAACTAAACCTAAAATACCGCCAATAGTTAAAACTGTATTTACAAGGTTCATGATTTGTCCCGTATCTCCTGTAAATTTAAGCCCAAAAATTGCACATAATTGCTGAAGCAATACTAGTAACAATACTACTAATGATGTTACTGTCTTACGATTTAGCTTACCGTCTTTATCGAATAATACTTTTTTCATTTTCTCTCCTCCAACCGTTTGATTTTTTCTTCATGAAGTATGATAGCTTTATCGTGTTGCTCTACTTCCTGCTCTAGTCTTTGTAATTTTTCATGTTCTTCTTCAAAATTTTTATTAAGTCGTTTGATTGTATTGGTTAATTCTTGAGATTGCTGCCGCAACGGATATGTACCAGCAGTGATTGCATTATTTAACACTTTGGCACCATGTCTAATTAACCAATAAATCCCACTAAAAAGGACAGAAATAACAGCCAGAATCGGCGCTATCTCCGCCCACGAATATCCTAATAATGAATGCACATAACTTCACCTACTTTTGCTGTACTATTCCTACCCCCCCTGTCATTATCTTAAGCTGTTGGAGCTACTGTTGGTTGTGTTGATGTAGTTGTTTCAGCAGGCTTATCTTCTGGAAACATCTTATAGTAATCTTCTTGTGTAAAATAATTTACTCTTACAAAAAGTTGTACATTTTCCTTTGTGAATAATCCTAAATCATAGAAACGTTTTACAATATCATAGCTATATCTCATTTTATTTACCTCCATTTTTTGCATTAGTTGCGTTTTGTAACATAATTTGTGCCAAAGCTACGTTTAGTTCGTTATTAGACTTACTTAATTTATCCACTGTTGAAGTTAAAGTATCAACTTTTCCTTGTAAGTCAGCTACTGCTAACATTTGTTGTGCTGCAGCTTGTTCTCCTTGTGTTGGTTCTGGTTTAACCTCTGGAACAGTATATTTTTTCTTCCACTCTTCTCCCGTTAAACTATCCCAAGAATTCGTGCTTTCGTTCCAAGTTGGATCATACAAGTCAACACCATTACTATCCACCGGTTTTACTGTTGTGGCATTTTCTGGCAAGTCATAATTATCTGGATAATCACTTACTGGATACATATATCTTTTTGTTTCTTTATCGTAAATAAAAATTAACATCTGATACCCTCCTCTATTGGTCTCTTTGTCCATCAATTCTAGTCCATTCGCGCCAACTATGATCTACATAAGATCTAAAATAAATAGAACCAAGGTTTACTAAAATTAACATTTGTGTAGCAACATTTCCACTCTCATCTCCACATTGTATTAACGATCCCCAAAATGATTTTCTATTTTGTAAAGATTTTGGCCATGAACTATCTGACATTTGGTCCCATAAGCCAACTATATGCATTCCTTGCCCTACACCATTTAGACTTACGCTACCACTAGCTCCACCACCAATAAATTTACCAATTTTAAAATTAGCTGTATCTTTTTGGTTTAAAGCTGTTACTCCATCATCAATAGTTTTAACTTTATCAAAATTCTCTTTAATTTTCTCTGGACCGTTTGCCATTTCGGAGAAAATAGGTTCAAAATTTATTGCCATGTTTGTTCCTTCTTTCTTTATTTTCTAAAATAAATAGCCCTGTAGCCATTAAAGGCTGCAAAGCTACCATCTTGTAAATTATTCATTTGTATGTTGTCTGAAAATTCGTTACTGCTATCTAATAATTCAACTGTACTCTTACCACTAGCTGCACTAATGACTTTAGCTTGGATATTGCGTTTATTTCCGCTCTAATCTCTCTGCTGTATCATTTACGTAAACAGCTCTTAAATCGCTTGGAGCTGTTGGGTAATTAAAATAGCCTGTGGTATGTGATAAATAACTGCTGCCTTTACCGTCTCCAGCTTTAGCAGCACCATCATCAACATTACCCAGACTAATCTTAATCGTTTTATTTCCACTGATTAAATACCAATCTCCATACTTGTAGTACGGTTTAGCGTTAATATAGAAATTACGTGGTATACGTACGACGATTGAGTTATTATCCGTATATTCTGCCTCACAAGGAACTAACTTAGTTAGAGTCTCACCAAATGAACCAGAACCAAGTCCACCTGTTTCAGTACCAAGTGCGTTTTCATAGTAGAATACGGTTGGTTTAGGATAGTCTTTTTGATTATGTACAATCTTAATTGAATATCCGTACATAATATCCTCTAAGCTATCTGCTGAAATCATACTTAAGTTACGCTCTGCTACATAACCAGATTGTAAAGCAATCACATTAATTTCATCTGGTGTTTCATCACGTTTCTTAGCTCGGACTTGCCACATATTACCATGACCGTCGTCTTTACTATCCCAGCCACTTGTAATCGCCAAATCTCCATCTTGTAACTCAAGATAATTCTTCATGATTACAACTGTATCGAATTGAAACGGTCTATCGTGGAATTGTGCTTGACGTAAGGTTTCTTGAATATGTTGAGCCATTTCTTGTAATCTAGTGTAATTAACTTTAAGCCCTGTTTGAGCGTTAAAAATAGCATCATATGCTTCTTGAATAGCTTGTTTATACTCATCATATGCAGCTTGGAACTTAGCTTTTGCATCTGCAGACAAAGAATTAAATAAATCTTCTGTTTGCTTTTCTGCTTCCCTTACTTTTTCGCATTCTTTCTTAAATTCAGCTACTGCAATATTTGCGGTTTGTCCCACTGCAGCATAAAAACGATCACCTAAAACTACTAAAACCATATCAACCGTTGATACGGTATTACCATTTGCGTCAATGAACTTGAAATAGGCTTGTTCCCAAGTTCCTTGATAGTTAAAGGTATTTTCATCAAAATAAACCGTACAGCGTCCTTGCTCTAAGTTGTCTGTCTTTTGGTCTGCTCTAAAATCTAAATAGTGCCTATGCGCTACTTGCTTTGGGTCCACACCACCAAACAACAACTTCATTCCACGTAAATCAACTGGATAACTGTTTGAAGTCACAAATAGCTTAATGTAGTCTTGTGTATCTCCAACACGCCCCTTAAACTTATTCGTAATATCTAGCACTTCATTTTGATATCTCAATAAGTCAAAATTAATATACTGATTGTTCGCTACTGCCATTAATTCTCACCACCTTCCAAATATTGTTCACTAACATTATCTTGTTTAAACTTCGCTAGTTTATCTAAAATAACTTGAAGTTGTTGATAATACTGATTGAAATTATCCTTATCTAACTCCAGTTTGTTATTCAAGTAAGCTTCATAAGATACTGTTATCAAATTACCCAAATCATCATATCCTTGGTAATCAGACTCATTTACTAGGCTTGCCAGCTTCTTCAAAATGATATTGATTAGCCTTGTATTCTCACAAATTTGGTTATACAAAAGCCTTGAAAAACTTGCATCTAGTTTCTGAATAATTAAAGCTAATCTAAAATCATTATCCAAATACAAATCATCATTCAACCAACTTAAATGGCTATTAACCTCATCTTGAAAGCCCGTCATATTCTTCTGATATACATTTAAAAATTCATGTATATCGCCATTCCAACTAAGCACCAAATATCAACTCCTTAAACTTCTCGCTTGGCTCTGCGCTCATATCTACATTTCCAGATATACCTTTAACACTACCTTTACTTGTGAATTGATGCAAGTCATATGGGTGTGTAGGTTTTAAACTATTAGCCAATGTTCCATCATTCTGTCCGTAACTTGGTATCCAAATCGCACCAGGACGCGCTACATTCAAATTGAACTTATCGTACAAATGATTAGCAATATACAGAACTATCTTATTATCTGGTACACCTAAAGCATTGAGTTGCGACATATAAGCCTCAACTCCCGCTCTCATCTGAGTAACATCTCCACTCATCTCAATACTTTCAACATCAATTGCATAAAAAATAGGCTGTTGCTTACCTGCGACAACCTGTTGCGTTCTGTTATAAAAATCTCTAGCTTCTTGTTGAGCGTCTGATGTAGATGTAGCAGCAAAATATGCATATACTGCATACTTTCCGCCAGCTGAAATACATTGTTGCAAATTCTCCATGTACTTTAAATCTTGGTGAGCAGAACCATGTTGGACTCGGATAATACTCAAAGTAACATCATCAGCTATCACACTAGGCCAATCAATTACACCTTGCCATTCAGACACATCAATAATCTTACCAATGTGTTGTGGTTTAGGTATATCTGGAGTTGTTGGAGTATTGTTGTTGAGTTTATTGTCAATGTATCTAATAGTTTCTCTATGTTTACTATCAATATATGCATACATTTGTTTTTGCAGTCCAGGTAATTCTTTAGTAGTTAATTTTCTAAGTGCTTCTGCTAATAAATCTAACCAGTTCATTTTCTAACCTCCAACATAATCAGATACCCATTTAGCCAAGGTAGGATCATTAATATTAACGTATGCATCTTCATTTCTAGAAAAACTATTGCTATAGGAAGAATTTATCCTAGTTGATATTCCTTTAATATCTTTCATAAGCGCTAAATTGACGTCTTTCATATAAGTTCCTGCATTATTAAACGTTAAAGTAGAATCAGAATTTACAGAATACGGATTAACAGAATATGCAACTAATTGTACTTCATTTACAATATTCATTTCTCTAGCTATCAGAGTTCTAACTTCTCCCATCTGGAAATCTTTTTCTCCCCAGTAGCTTAATGATAAAGTTATTAATGGTTCAGTTTGCAATTTGGATTTCAAGTAATTATCCATCACATTCTTATCTCTAATAAAATCAACTTCCATTAGTTCAGAACGTCTTAATCCATATTTACTTACGGAATTATCATCAGTATAAGTATAGTTAATTAGAAATTCATCATTACTTGAAGTATCTGTATTTGTTCCCGTATCTGTATCTTGTTTAGATACAATACTTGCCATTTGTTGATTACGTTTAGCAAAATCAGGTCTCCAAGCACTTATTTTTTGAATTCTAACATTTTCTCCTGGTTGTGGTGCCATGATTAAATCAGTAGAATTTAACACCATAGCAACATGATATGAAGCTCCATGTGGTCCCCAAAATAACATGTCTCCGCATTGAATATTATTCAGTGATATATCAGTACCGTAACTTTCCATATCAACGGTATAACTAGGTATGTTTATTCCAAAATCATGATAAATGTATGCTACTAATCCTGAACAGTCAAAACCTGATGGAGTTTTACCACCCCAAACATAAGGTATTCCTAGATATTTTTTAGCATCTTCTACTACTTTATCGGCTCCGCCACTTTCAGCAGGTACAGTTTCAGTATTAGTTGTTGTAACTTCCTTAGTGATTTTTCCACCAACAACATGAACTGAATTCTTTAGTTCGTTTATATCGACTTGTAAATCAATATTATCCGTATTGTGTAAATATCTAAACGTCTTACCGCTCTTCTTTTTAAATTCATCAGTTGAATACACGTCTAATCTATTATCATTAGGCACAAATACAGCATGAAATTCAGATAAATTAGACATTAGCCAATCTAAACATGAACCTGATACTTCAACTTGAATTGATGGAAAATTACCATGCAAATTATAAGAAATACCCTGATCGTTAGAATTAAAGAACTTATCTAAGCAATCTTTCAAAGAAATCGTAACGTACTTATCTGCTTTTACAACTGTTGTTGTATTTCCGTTTGTTGAATTGCTTAATGTATCTTGGTTGTCAGTGGTGTTTTCTGTTGGTTTGGACGGGTCAACATCTACACGTAAATTTTTCAACTTCTCTAATAGAATATGCTTAGCAGTAATTTTTTTAGTTAGTAAATTAGTAGCTATAGTAGTTTCTATTTGCTCTATTGAATACATCTGATTTTTATAAATAACATATGAAGCAGCCTGAGCCAAATTGTATACTTTCTTATAATCCTCTGTATACGTCAATGTTAAATCTATTTGAAATGTATTATTTACTTCCCAAGTTTCTTGAAACGAGCTGTATAAATCAGAGAAAGACACCCTTTCCTCATTTTCTCCAACCCTATCTCTAATTAATACTGGTTCAATCATGACAAATACCAAAATGGAAATTCAAAACTAATAGAACCAGTAAAATTATCAACTTGAAAAGCATTGTATCCTTTTTGCAGCATAATAACACCATGATCGGTATTAATACCATCATTTGTATTATTAAGATATGGATTAACACCATCTAATTTCCATACTCCAGACCAATTACCTTTTCTAGTAATATAATCTCCTGTTGTTTTATTAGTTATCTTCATTCCACCATTACTTAACCCAGATAAAATTATTTTTAATGGATGTCCTCTTCTTTCTGGATCTATTAAAATATCACTAGGATTATAAACGTCAAAACTATTATTTTTGAAAGTATAACTCATATCACGAGTTATCTTATTCCCGAATCCATAAACTAAATTAGATAAGTCAGATGTATCACCAATAGTTCTACTTAAACCTATTAGATCAGTAAATATAATTTCTGCCGTAAAATCACTTATACTTGAGATAGAAGGTGTAATTTGCTTAAGTTTTACGTAATAACAACGTTGTCCCCAATTACTCCAAGTTATCCACATTCCATCTCGAGTTGTTAAAAATCGTTGTAACTCATTAATAGCTAATTTAGTGTCATTTTCATCCAATCCGTGAAATACTACACTCATTTTTAATTCTCTAGTTTCATATGAACTTGAAATAATTCTTTGTCCGTCATTAATCCCCAATTTCTGTAAACTATCTGATTGTACAGCAATTGGGATATCGAAATCATAACAATATACGTTATCCAAATCAGAATTATCATAGCATGATAACCAACTTTCACCATCTAAACTTACAGCGAATTCAATTGGATCAAAGCCTAAACTATTTCTAGTAGTTTGAGTAGGCTTTTCAAATTTATAAGCTTGTGGTCTATTGCTTTTGCTAGAAAAAACTTCCAAATTATCCCCTCCTCAACATTAGATTTTTAGCATTATACTTATTAATTGCTTTAGCATTCTCATCAATATTAACAACTGGCTGTAAATCAATATTCTTAACATTATCAGCTATTGTATACAAAATATTGATAACTTTATCTAAATTAGAAGCTGTACCACTCTTCTTTAATTCTGGGCGAACATTAGACATGGTATCTATAAGCTTATTTGTTAGCGGAATAGAACTAGCAGAATATGGATTGATAACAAATTCATGTTGTTGTGCATTATCTCCTATCCAAGCTAATTCCTTTTGTGTAATTTCTCCACCGTTAGCATATCCATGACCTTGACCCAAGAAGTATAAACTATTTCCATATCTACTTTTTGCATAATTCAATCCAGCTAATATATTATCAAAACCATTAAAAATATTATGGTGTCCAGCTAAAGCATAAGAATTAAATGTATTACGCTTAGTTTGCATCAATCCTAATGCAGGCCCTGAACCATCTCCATCAGGATCAGCTCCTGGTTGTCGTGCTTTCTCATTTCCACCGGATTCTGTTTGAATTTGTTTTAATACCTTTCCAACTAATGAAGTTGATAATCCTAACATCTTTAAAGCTCTAATTACTTGTGGTCTCCAACGTTCAACACCACTTCCAGCAGGTGCAGCTACATCACTTTCTTCAATCATCTTTTTAAATGGATTTTGGATAGCTCTTAAGAAACCACTTCCTAATGTATTACCGAATTTTTGATAAAATTCTGAACCACGAGTGAAGTTAACTGCTTTTTTCCATTGTTTATTCAAGAATGGTAGCGGATTTTTACTAATTTCTTCTGCGTGTTCCATAATGTAGTCAAGCATATCAGAACTACTATCTGTTCCGTCAGCATATTTTGGAACATTCATCATTTTACTAATGAATTTGGATTGAGTTGAATTAAATACCGTTGTTCCAGGTTCACCCCAAATTGTTAAATTACGCCCATTCATCATGAACATATCACCATTAGGGCGCATAATAATTTCTCTAGGATCAGCTGAACCATCATCATTTACAGTCATTAATCCACCTGGATGAGTTCCTGCAACATTAGGTGTACCTGTTGCATAAGATGCTGTTTTTAATGAAGTTCCACCAAAAGCTGAAATAACTGAATTTAAAGAGTTGATACCTTTGTTAATTTCAGAAATAATTTTACTCGTTGATGTATGAGCTTTACTTGGCAACTCATCAAAAGTTGATTTAAACTTGCTAGAAATATAATTCAACCAGCCACGCCAAGATTTATTGAATGAACTCTCAAAATCTTCTTGTTTGTCTAGAATTTTATTAGTTCTTTTAGAAAAGGCACCTGGCAAATCATTTAAGTAATTATTCATTGTTGGTCTAGCCTTACTCCAAACTGTTTTCCAGTTTGAGTTAAAAGATACTTTAAATGACTTCAAACTCTTAATTACTGAATTAACCATTGAACTAAAATCACCAACAAAGCCACTCTTACCCATTGCTTTATTGGCTATATCCATTTGCTTAGATAATTCTTTTCCAAAAGATACTTTCTTTAAAGTTGAGTCAAAAGTTTTTATATCTTTATTCAAAGTCCCAAATGGATTTACCTTTTTAAAAGTCTTTAATTGCTTGTCTAGACTCTTTAAAGTTCTAGTTAATTTATTAACTGGTTTATCAACTTCACTAACAGCTTTAGCAGAGTTTTTGAATTCCTTACCAATCTTATTTAACTCTTTTGATGGATTATTTTTATTTATTTGAGTTTTTAATTCTTTTAATGTTGAGCCAAACTTTTTAGCAACCTTCGAATTATTAAATGATTTAGTTACATTTTCAATTTGCTTTTTCAGGCTTGTAAATGAAGATGATAATTTAGTATTTTTAACTGCCTTTTTAATACTATTCATTTGGCTAGTCATTGCTTTACCTAGACCAGCCTTTTTTATCTTATCCTTTAATTCATTTAAAGCTGCTTCAACATCTTTAATATATCCAATTTGGACTTTAGATTGCTTTTTAGTAACTGGTGCTTCGAAATCAGGGACAACATCTTCTTGTTGCTTTTTCTTAGATTTTGCTTTAGAGTCTTTAATTTCTTTATCAGTTTTAAAACCTTTACCAGAAAAGAAATTCTTAGTCTTACCCCAAGTATCTTTAAGCCCATCTACCATATTAGAAAAGCCCTTTTTAGCATCAGACCACACGCCAGACCAATCACCACTCATGATCTTGCCCATTTCAGTTTTAAGACCTTTCCAGTGTTTGCCAACTGTTCCACCAATAGCTGAACCTAGCATGTTACCAACACCAGCTCCAACTGGACCACCTAAAACAAAGCCGACACCTGCACCAATAAGACCACCTATACCTTTTCCGATATTAGTAGCCTTATTTTTCTTTTGTGTTAGTCCTTTAAATAAGTCGAAAGCAGAAAAAGCTACTCCAGCACCTGCAGCAAGTTTTCCGCCTATACCTTTTCCAAGCCCAGCTAACTTTTCTCCGCCTATCTTGGTTAATAAACTGTCAAAAAATTTTGTTCCAGCTCTATTTCCACTCTTTTCAAAAATACCAGCAACTTTTGAGCCTAATTTAGTTGCTCCAAGCTTAGAACCTATGCTTTTAAATGGTTTAGCAAATTTACTTGCTGCACTAGATCCTAATGTTTTGAACTTTCCTAAAATTCCGCCTTCTTCAACAGTTGGCTTTAATTTTATTTTCTTAGGTATTTTCTTGAATAATCCTGATAATCCACCTAAATCTTTTAAAGACTTACCTGTTCCAATCATTTGAATAGCATCTGCGATACTATATATCCCTTGAGCAACTTTGAAGAACTTAGACGCCACCCAATAAGTAGCCCAGAGTTTACCGATAGTTTCAATTGCTCCCTTATGCTTGGAAATTTCTTTTAAGCTATCCGCAACTGTTTTTGTTGAATTACCAGCATCTCCTCCGCCTAGAATGCTTAAAAACGTTGCGAAACTATCCCATACACCTTCACCAAGTGCTTTTACGATATCCCAAATAGCTTTGCCGCCTGTTATTAAATCGTCTGCATGCTCAGATAAGAAGTCAGCTATTTTTTCAACACCGTTAGTTATTCCATCCATCATTTTATCTAATAGATCGTTCATATCTTTAGCACCAATAGATTTTTGGATAGCCTCCATAACAGCTGATGTACCTTTACTAATGGTTTTACCTAATTCTTCAAACTTTTTTTCTGTTTTCTTATCGCTTACCCAATTAGAAACTTGTTGAAAAATTGGATTAGCTTGAGCTGCCATTCCTTGCGTCATTGAACCTAGCAATCGTGGCATAGTTCCTTTTATAGTTCTTGCCATTCCGTCAAGTGTTGAACCAAAGTTTTTAGTAGCATCTTTATACTTATCTTGCATTCGCATCATGACGTTAAACATATCTTCGGCACTAACTTCACCATTAGAAATCATTTCGTTGATATCTTTAGTAGTTAGTGATGTATTATGCTTTACTTCTTGCTCATACTTTACTAATTCACCTTTCATTTTAGGAAAGACATTTGTAAATGATAAGAAGTCTTGAGCACTAGCTTTCCCGTTAGCCATCATTTGTGAGAATTGCAAGGAAAAATTTTGTACTTCCGCATCAGATTTACCGAATGCGTCTTGAAGTGTCAACGTTGCCTTAGTCAGTTCCTTAGTTTTATCTGCGTTTTCCGTTACAGAATAGTATTGTTGGTTTAATCCATTAACCATTTCTGTTGAGTTTTGTGCAGCAATAGCTAATTCGTTAGTCATGTCTACTAACTTTTGCCCTTCTTTAGCTGAACCTGCCAATGTAGTCCATTGGGCTTTCATATTCTGCTGCAATCTATTGTATTTTAGACCTTCAGCTATTGCTCCACCTATTCCAGCTTTAATTAAATTCCAAGTACCAGAAATTGCACCAGATATACCTTGAGCTACTAAAGAACCTTTAATAATATCTCCTAAGCGACTGGCTTTTTCTTTTGTTTCATCCATGCTTTTTTTCATGTTACTAAAAGTATTAGTAGCATTAGACTTTAATTTTCCTAGACTTCCAATAACCTTTTGTAAAGTGTTATTAAAGCTATTTGTTTTAGAATTAACTTCTTTTATTTGTTTATCAAAAGTAAAGCCATTAAAATTTAGTTTAGGTTGCTTAAAATTCTTAACATGATCTTCAAACCTTTTTAACTGTTTATCAGCATCTAAAATTCCAAATGTAAATCCTTTAAAATCTAATTTAGGCTTTTGAAAGTTCTTGATATGATTTTCTAGATCTTTTAATTGTTTGTCTGCGTTAGAATTATCAATTTTAGTCTTTTTAGGCTTTTCAATTTCTTTACCTAGATCTTTTACTTTTTCAGTAGTATCTTTAATAGCTTTTTGTGAAGTATCCATCTCTTGCTTTAACTGTTGAGATGCTGTACCGACTTTTAATTTATTATTAAAGGCTTCTATTTGCTTAGTTAAATCTTGCATTGATGAACTAACTATTTTATATTTATTAGTAAATTCATCAATAAGTTTAACAATTATTCTTTTTTCTGAAACAATTGCATTAGCCATGTTATCCCTCCTATCCAAATATTTCTGTAAATTTGTTCATCATTTCAGTTTGTCTTATCCGCTCTTGTTGTATCTTTTCATCAGTTATTGCTTTTATATCATCTTGTTGTTTTTGCAATTGAGACAAAACAGTTTGATTAATTTCTTCAGCATTATCAACTAAAATTACTGGCTTAACTGCATTAGATAACAACAATTCACCTTGTAACCTATTTAATTCTCTTTTTTGTCCACCTGAGAGAATATAAGTTGCCTCAATTGGTGTTAAGTCCAACACTTCATCTAAAACAAACTTACCAACATAAATATTTAGATTTTCTAACAGAAGTAACATTGACTTATCGAATTCTTCAATTATTTTGCTAATTCTTCCATTGCTTTCTTTTGTTTCAGATATTGTTGTTCGGTCATTTTGAATTGATTTTCTAATGCTTCTTTTTCGTCTTTTTTCAAGGAAGCTTTGTTCAATAATTCTTTGATAGTTTGATAATCTTCTTCTGCACTTTTCTTCATAAGTTGAATTTTCGCTTTTAAAAAACCACTTTTCACAACTTTCTTATACAAATCTTTATATGGATTGTCTTTATCAAAAACACCACTATCTTCTAAAGCATCAGCAACTTCATCATCAGTAAATTTTTTACCAATAAGCCCAAATTTATATCCAGCAATTAAAGCGTCTGGATCTTTTGCTATTAATCCATTAATAAAATTTGAAAATCCATCCGTATCTTTACTTTTATAACCTTTGACAATATTTTTATAGAATCTATGATTGAATTTCACTTCAACTTCTGTTTCTTTAATTAACATTTAAATACCTCCAATAGCCGCCCTTGCGTACTGTTTATTTCTTAGGCGACGTTGTATTACTATTGAGCTTTAGGCCCTAAAGTATAGTTATCTGCTACTCCTGATTTAGCGTCAGAAGTTGTTTTATCAACAATTGTTCCATTTTCGACACCTACTTCTGTTCCTTTAGCAAAGTTATAGAATTTCTCCATACTATCAAATGCACCTTCTGGCAGATCATTTTCTGTTAAATGATATGGATTTTCGTTGCTATCATAACGGCGAGCAACACCAATCACATCAAATGTAATATTTGATTGTTGTGCAGCTCCTAGTCCTTCTGTTTCTGGCAAGTTACCAATTAAACATTTAGAAAATTCAGCGTCTACTTGTCGCTTGCCTTCAGTGTTGTAGGATAAAGTATTTAAGTCTAATCTCCACAAACCTACAACTTCGCCATTTTGCCATGCGTTATACAATTCTTTGGCGATATCAGTAGTTGCACCTTTAGGATCCGTCATAATTACATCTACAACTCGTGTTTGATTAGGTGCTTGTACTGATTTAATTACACCTGTTTTAGTTTGTGTAGATTGAACATTACGCTGATTGGTTGTTGAAGTAGCACCTTGTAACCCCAAAATTGCGGGTAAATCTGTTACTGCTGCGTGTTCAATACGTTTCCAATAATAAATAATTTTATCTGAATCTCTTGCAGTTAATGATCCTGTACTAACCATGTTTCTTCCTCCATTAAATTATATTTTCTTCTATGATTCGAAAATTAACGTTCAACATTTGCCTATTTAAAATTTGTGTTGTTGAACTATCAATAAAAGATGACAAATTAATATCATCTAACAAAGCAATTTGACATTTATCAATATTTAAATTTCTTAGTATATCCATTAATTGATATGCAATTTCTAAACCTTTAACAAGATTATCTTTATCAGTTACAACATCAAATTGAAATTCATAATCATAAACTCTAGCATTTTTTACTATTTTTTCTGGAACTCCATTTATAAGCTGCATAATAATCACTGGTAATTTTTTAAAATCTTGTGACGGTGTTTTTATTTGAATATCCTTTAAATTTTCATTAGCTCTTAATTGTTTGATAATTCCTTTATAGATAATCAAAAAAGGAGTTTCCATACTATGAGAACCCCTTTCTTATTGCTTCTTCTGCTATTTTTTCTACTTGTGGTGTAATTTTATTACCTGCATCTCTAAATGGATGCTGTGCAGGATAATTTCTATTAAGTAATCCAAATTCAAATGCTTGTGAATAATTATAACCATCCTTTGAAGTTGCGTCTGTATAGATTAAATGTGTATGCTTATCATCTGTAACATGATCTTTAACCTGACTAACCATGTTTCCATGACCTACATAACCACTTTTAGAGTGATACTGACGTTGTTTCATAAGTCTAATTACTTCTTCCCTAGCATCCATAGCACTTATACTAAGCGCTGCATTGAGATTATTAACCATTGCTTTATGACTTGCTCTCAATCCAGCTCCAGCACCACCAAAATCTTCATCTAAGATATGAGCTATATTTTCTAAGCCCTCTTTACTTTCATCGCTCCAAGAATACTTAATAGCAGGTATATTATCATTATCCCAAGGCATTTTCATCACTACCTTTATTACCAAAATAGATATCGGTTCTAGTTATTCCATGATATCTAATTTGTATTATTTCATATTCTTTATCATCTAAAACAATATTACTTGCTTTTTTGTGTCCCTTTATTCTGGCAACAAACAGGCTTTCATATTGTTTACCAACTAGATTAATTTGCGCTTGATATCCAGAAACTGCAGTTACATGTGCAAAACATTCAGTATCTGAAATATTATAACTATCATCTAGAGAATCAATATCATTATTGGTAATTTTGTTCCTTAAAACAATTTTTCTCAGTCTTACCATGACATCAACTCTCCTCTATGGTAATTGTCATTTTTACTATCAAGATATTTTTCAAGTAAAGATATAAAAGGTGTTAAATCATTATCATTGAAAGTCCAACTAGCACCTTCTTCAGTATATGATTTAACTCCATCAGCATCATTCATTGTTTGAATATAATGATTTTCTGCCATTCTCACTACTACTGTTTCTAAAGTATTAGGTAGTTCATTTTCAGCAATATATAAACACACCATATCTCCAGCTTGTTTTAAATAATTCATTAAAACATCATCTAGTGTATTATCATCAATAAACTTATCCTTTTTAACTATCTCTAATAGTTTCAAAACAAGTTCATCTTTCATTTAATCACCTACTTTACAGAAGAAGTAGCGCCTTTCTTATTTTTGTCTGTAGAACCCTTTTGTGTTGCTGTTACAAATGCATCATCTAATTTTGCTTTATATGCAACTACTCGGATATTTCGTGGATCTACTACATAATCCCATGTAGTGCCTTTTTCTAATGCTTCAATTCCAACTGTACCAGCAGTTGTAGCAAATGAATCAGCAATAGTTGTTCCCATTACATGAGTTGCCAATACACGTCTATTGATGATTGCTGTTTGTCCGCCATTTTCTCTAGCATTTCTATCTACTTCAATAGCTGGTGCATTAGCAGGAGCAGCTACTGCATATCCAACTGAACCAGAACCAAAAATATATGAAGTTGCTACTCCATTTTCAATTGGTAAATCATCATCAACAATAATATTCATACCGTTATATGTTCCAAATGGTGTTACTGCATTAGCTGGTTGTACTGTATCAATCATTTGTTGTGCTTTCATCATTGCATAAGTAGCTGAATGAACTGCAATACTATTAAATGTTTGATCTTGTAAATCTCCTAAACGTGAGATAGTTGCTAAAAATCCTTTAGCACTGAATGTATTAGAAGAGTCATCGAACATTTTAGCTGTTGCAATATCAGCATTAGCAAAAATTCCTTTTAAAGTAGCTAATAAAATACGTTGATCTGTTCTAGTCCAATATGCACCGAAACGTTGAGCAATTGTTTCTTGAATAGGTGCTCCCGATACTGTTTCAGAAAAATCTGTATATCCAAATGCTTTGGCAAGCCAGAATTTGAACGCTCTTTGTTTACCAGTTGTTGTTGAATCAACTGCAATATTTGTAGTGTCGTTCCAGATTTGAGGATCACCTTCTAAATCATTGATAAAAGGCATTTGAATTTCTGTTCCTGGTTGTGTTAATTGAGCGGAAATATCAAAGTTGGATGTTGTAATTCCTGATGTAATAAATCTATTTGTTTTTGTTGATAAATTTTGTACATAAGGTGCAAAAATTTCAGGTACGATTGCATCTTTTAAACTAAATTGTGGCATTGTTCTTCCTCCTATTTATTATTTTGTAATACTTGAAACGCTTGTGGATTTTCATGATATAAAGCCATTTGCTCATCAAGTGTCATTTCAGATAACTTCTTTTGAGGAGCTGGAGAACTCGAACTTGTATTAGGTACTTTACCAGCAGCTTTTTTATGTAGTTCATTTTGAACTTGTTGATTAACAACTTTTTGAAATTCATTAATATTTCTTTGAGTTTCTTCACTATCCTTACCCATTAATTGATTAACAAAAGATAGCGGTAACCCTGCATTTGTTAATAAATCTCTTGTTTCTGCTTTTCGTTCTCTTAATTCAAGTTCTTTTTCACGACGTTCGAACTCCAATTCTCGCCGCTTACGGTCTTCTTCTGCTTTTTCATCAGCAGTCATCTTTGCTCGACGTTCTCCTTCTTCTAAAGCGTCAGCCTTTACCTGTTCAAGTTGCTTAGAATATTTACTTTCTAAGTCATTTTTAATTTTATCAACTTGAGCATTTACCATTTTTGCAATATCATCACGAGAAAACTTTTTCTCTTCTTTTTTTGATTCTTCAGTATTTTCAACTGTTTCAGTTTGGTTTTCTACTTCTTCAGACATAATCTTTCCCCTCACTTGGTGTCTCAACCTGATACTCGTTTAACGTTCGGCAACGAAAAAAGATTGTTCTTTAAGGTCTGCAATCTCAAAAAAGACCAAAATAAAAAGTACTTCAATGAGCGCTTATACTTAACTATTCATTACTATCTTCTTCTGAAATTTCACTTCCGCTAACAAAATTAGTATTTTCTATTGGAACAGTCCAGCACTGGCAATTTATATGAATTGGTGGACGATTAATCCCTTCCGTTGCATCATCAACTTTAAATATTTTTCCGTCCATGCTTTGACATTCTGCACAAGTATTACTTTCTAATGCTAAAAATCTATAATACTGTATCCCTCTAGCTTTATAACTAGCAAATGTTGTTTCATTTAAGGCTCTACTGGCAAATGTTCTAATAATTGATTGTGCTCTTCCACTTGCACCATTACCCACTTTACCGCCAGTCAGTATTTTATCAATCCTTTTAGCATAGTTTAAATTATCATCAGTAGCGCTAGCGGCTTGTTTTGCTACTTGTTTAATTCTTTGGATAGTATAATTTATATCCTTGTTAATACTTAAATGTGCTTCATTCCAACTACTACGGATCATTTTAGTTAATAATTCATCATAGTTAGGTGGTACTTTGTGATTGTTAGGCATCTCTTGTGCTTGTAATTTAGAATATTTGCTTAACAGCTTAGGAACATTAGTAGTCGCGTTATCTATCATTCTATGTTGCTGTTGTGCAACTTTGATTAAAGGTAACGATATTCTAGCTTGTAATACATCTCCTGCGGTTGCATTTTGTAAATTAGCTATCATAACTGAAACAAGCGGGACTAAATTGTTATCTTTTGACAACTCATTTAATTCCGCTTGTATTTCTTCTATATCGTCTTTATTTGCCTTTCCAGACCAATTACTATCATCAGCTATAAAAGACGTTAGATAACCCAATATTTCCTTTTCAGAACTATTAAATAATCTATCTAAGGTTTGCCTATCAATTAAATTAGCACCATAGATTTCTTTTAAGAGCTTTTGCATTTTACTTTTAGATAACATTACTCTTCACTTCTCATTCTACGTATGAAATCGCTTGGAGTCTGTACTCTAGTAGTATTATCTAAATCCAACATACTTCTTGCATGTTCTAGTTCTTTTGCATCTACTTGCTGCAATGATCCATCAAAACCAAATTTACCTTCTTCTTGCTGCTGTTGTTTGATTCTTTCTTCTTCGGCTTCTGCGTCAATTCCTGTAATAACGCTTATAAACTCTAATAAAGTTTTATCGCTTAATGATCCACTTTGCTGTAGGATATTGAACATATTTACTATTTCACTATCATTTTTAGGAACATTTGGCAAATACTTTATTGCAAATTTATTTACAATATTTTTATCACATAATTTTAGACTAGACCAATAATAATTGAGTAATCTTAATCTTTGCATGATTCCTTTTGTATATAAAGATTCTTGCATACTTCTTTCTTGATCTTCACCAAATAGTTTATAAGCAAGGGCTATTCCACTATTATTACCACCAAAATTTTCATCACTTACATCTGGTGTATTAGTATCTTTATGGATATCAGCAACCAAACGCTTAATATAAATCTCCCAACCTGCTTCATTAAGGTTTTTAGTTAAGTATTCCGCACTTGAATTAATAACAGTATTTCCGTTATTTGCATTGGGTATTACAGATGGTTTTAAAAACAAATACCTATCTTGTGTATCTACCTTAGGTACAAAAACAGGTTCTCCATTCTCATCTAAAATTGGTGTTCCATCTGGTTTAGTTAATGGTTCCTTCTCGAAATCCATATCTCCATTAATCATTAACTTGGCATTGGCAAAATCTTCTTGACTATTAGCCATTTCAGACATTGCTAAATCATACGCATCTATATTGTCTATTTTTTGCTCCCAATCTCCAACTCGATTTTCGTTATTATAATATTCGATAATTGGCACTTGGTCGAATGACAAATCATCATCACTCAAATACTCCATTTTCCCGTCAGCATTGGCTGTTTGCATCTTATAGTGGTACAACTTACTAGAAGTATATACATCAGCATAATATACTGTTTCGTCATTAAATTCGTAAGCATAGTATCTTACTGCAAATAAAGGCTTGGATTCAACTGTTGTATCATAGACAACAAAACATGTTGCTGGATCTATTGCTTTTAAATGAACATCAGGAATGCTCCAGTCACCGTTGCTATCTTGTACTGATTCCCCTGTATATAAAAGTTCATAAGCTCTACCAGTGATAGATAAGTTAATCCCCATTACTTTTTCATGATATTCTTCATCATTTAAATTATTAAACTTCTTCACTAAGTCAATAATTTCATTGTCAGGATCAGTATTATTAGACCACTTAAATTGGATTGGTTTACCTAATCTATACCCTACTCTCATATTAGTAATAAACTTAGGAAAACCACTAGCTATTCTATTATCAGCTCTACCATTTGCTGCCTTGTCGTTTACCCAATAATGAATATCGTTATCACCATAATAATAGCGTTGTAACATTGTTATTCTAGGAGCTTGATAGGTATAATGGTGAACAATATAGGTATTTACTAACTTTGCTATTAATTCTGTATTTTCAGAACTAAACACTTCATTGAACTTATCTTCTGGAATGCAATATTTTTTATTTGTTTCAACAATAGATTTACTGGTATTAGCTTTCTGTAATAGTTGACTGTTCAAACTCCTAAAAAATAATTCCTTATTATCTAGCATACCGCACCTCCTACAATCCCATTTTTCTCAATCCTTGACTAATCTTATTTCTATCTGGAGTTGGATAATATTTTCTTTGTTGATCTAAATGAATTGGTGTAGCCAAACAATATCTCATTGCATCCATAACATCATCATTTTCTTTTATAACTGCATCTTGATCTCTACTTTTATCGTTCCAAGCATACGAGTATATTTCTTTCAAAAATCTATCAGTTACTCCATCTTTAACATAGAAACTGTCTTGTTTCATCAGCTTAGATATTGTTTCAATTCCATTAATTACGCTTTTATAACCATATCTTGCATTAATTCCTGCATTAACAAAATGATTTATATGCTCTACTCTCGCTGTATCACAATAAAAAGGCATATCCATTTTATATTTACGTCTTATCTTTTGTGCTATTTCAGTCCAATAATCAATTTCTTTATATTGTTTAGTATGTTCTTCAACTAAGTAATAATTATTTTTATTATCCTTACCAAATACTACTATTGAACCAAAATGACTATATCCCCAGTCAACGCCAGCGATATATGTTAAATCATCCGGCACTTCATCAACTATCATCTTATTCTTATCGAAATCTTGATAAACAGCACCTTCTGAATTAACCCAAAGACCTAAGATATCCCTATCATAAAACATCCCGCTAGGTGTCCCAGCTTTCTGTTGTTCTATATAATCACTATCTAAAAACGTATTATCTTCTAAAGTAAAATGTGTTGAAACAATTTTAAAATTTGGATTATCATTATCAAGATATTTTTTCTTTAGCCAATGTTCAGGATTATCCGGGTTAGTATCACAAATTATCTTTGAACCTTTTTCAGAACAGCGATCCATGATTTCTTTAAATACTTCCATATTTGCCATTGATGCTTCATTGATATATGATCCGAAACTCGTCATACCACGTATAGCACCTAAGCCACCAATAGAACCGGTATAAGCTAGAACAACCTTGACGCCAAACAGAGTGAAATTTCCATGCTTATCAAATTGAAAATCAATCCCATATTTATTTCGTATAGGATTTAATACATTCTGTTCAATTGTTTTTGATGAAACGCCAGCTAAAATGTAAAGTGGTTCTCTTATATTCTTTTCATCTGCTCTTTTTCTGACTTCTCTCAGTTCCATTAGAAACAAGTCATTATCAATTACAGTCTTTCCGGAACGCTTTGCACCATAATTTATCATCAATCGAAATCCTTGCTTGTATTTCTTTAGAACTTCAATTTGTCTTTTTGTATAAACATCACTAAGACTCATTATTTCCACCACCCTCTTCATTTGCTACGGCGTCTAATTTATCTAGATATTTATTAACTAATTCAACTCCACTAGCTCCAGCTTCTGATAATGCTTTTGCTTTATATTCAGCAATATCTGCCTCTGCATTTGCCTTACGTACCTTAGCTTTATCTAATTCTGGTGTGCTGTTGTCAGACATCATACCTGACATTTTTAAAATAGTAATAGCAGTTTGTAGTCGTACCATTTCTGATTTAGCATCCAGTAAATCGACTAGCGTTTTTAAAGATTTATTTTTATATTGATTTTTTATTACTCTATTTGCATATGCATTAAAAGCTGGTTCAAACCATTTTTTCTTTTTCCAATCCGAAACTGTGCTTACTCTTTTCTTGTTAATCCTAACCGCAATTTCTTTATTCGTTAATTCACCCTCAAATACTAGTCTTATAAAGGTTTGCTTGTCTTTACTCAAACTTAAAAAAGGGTCTATTATTGCGTTTTTTTGCGTTTTCTTCACACCATATCACCCACCACCTTTTAATTTAATCTTACTAACATCTCTACTGTACTTACGCTTACGTTTAACTGGATGTTTCTTATAATGTTTCTCTAACTCACGTAACATCCTTAGTTCTTCATAAGTTTGTACCTTTCCAAAATCTTTACTATCTTTCATAATTTTCTCCAAAATAAAAAGCCAGCCTGGCTAGACTGACTTAAAAATTTTCATTATAGAATTGTTTTAGTTTATGTAATTTAGTTTGATATTTCCCTTTAGTTTTAATATCTTCTATTTCATCAATTAAATTTTCTAACCCTTTGAAATCAACAAATATACTATCTTTATCAATATAATCATCTGAATAGTAAGGTTTTAATCCTGTACTAATAAATCCTTTGGCTTTACTGTTGTAATATGCTAGTTCCGTTTTAAAAGCTAATAAAACTTGTGATTTGGCAACTACAATTAAGTTATTAATTCTATCATCATTAATTTTTATTTTCTTTATTTTTTCAAGAAATTCAACAAGTTCATTACTTTTAGGCCCTGCATCCATATATCCGACACTAGAGATATTAGCTAATTCTATTTGTAGGATTGGATAAACAGTTTCTTTAAATTCTTTATACTGTACCATTGCCTCATTAACTTTTTTAGATAGTGAAAAATATTTAGTTGAAATTTGCTTAATCTCAGGAACCAATAAAAAGGATATTAAAACTATTACTAATAATCCAATTATCATATAGCCTATATTCACTTTATTCACCACCATTAATGTATATCCTACAACAGTTATCACAGCAATTAATAATTTTAATGTTTTGTTTATCACTATAAATTTCACCTCACAAATATAATACAAAAGCCTAGCCATAAAGACTAGACTTCTTGAAGTGAAATTTAATTTAACAACTAAAATACGCATTGTAAGTTTTAACTCTCATGGTCTATAAAGCGACTAACCTAACTTACCTTTGCTACAATAACATAATAGCATGGAAAGTCTTCACTTGGTCTACACTGTTTCTACACTCGCTCTACACTTTTTTATTCTAAAATAAACACATGCAATAAAAAAACGATATACTGAAAACATGCTACATCAGTATATCGTCTCGTTCCTAGCTTATCTCCTAGGAACTTTTTTATTTTGTTAGTTAACTTTCTTTTGACATTTTATCCAAAACAAACAAATACTAATCCAAATGCTATTAACACACCTGATACAGATATAATGCACCATGTAAAACATTTATCAAATTGGTACTTTGAATCTTTATTAAATACTTTTCCCATTCCAATAAACAAAGTCATTATTACTAAATAGATGAGTATCAAGTAAATCCCACCAACTACTAACACATAACCTATATTTCCTATAGTTGGATTATTTATATTATTTAATATATTACTAAACACTTGCACTGAACCCATTAAAGCAAAGGACAGGGCTGTAAAAACACCAAGTATTCCGACAAACTCAGAATATATTCGAGTTACTTTTGATTTCGCATTATCAACTTCAGTAGAAACATCTTTAGTAATATCATCAATATACTGTCTTTGTAAGCAACTTAAGACTATATGTCGCTCAAAGTGTTGTAAATTATCCTTATACTTTTCATTCAATTCCATAGAATCTAAATAACCCTCAAAATTGAAACTGCTAATACTGTCATTAGAGTTAATCCCACAAAATATTTCTAATTTTTCTAAGTTTTCGGGACCCAAACTGTATATAACTTTACTTATCGCTGAGTAATTCTTACAAATATGTTCTCTTTTTGATAGATCATAAAGAAAACTTTCTAATTTTTCACTTTTTTCACCATCGTAAAAATTGACAAACAAGTCAATTATGTCATAAATTATGCTCTTGCGGTTCAAAATCTATACACCTAACACTTCCTGATTGGCTTTGAAACAATCTTTCATTTCTTCGTTGGTATAATCCTCAGCAGTACGATTCCTTATCTTATCTTCATAATTTTTCCAACTTGGATCATCATGCGTTAATCGAACCAATTGCCATGGTTCCTTTTTTATTATTTGTTCTACGATTTCTTTTATCTTATTTAGCAAGTTATCTGACATGCTAATTTCTTCGCAATAAAATTCAATTTTTCCACTATCTATACGCAACTGAGTACTTTTCGAATTTATTGGCGATGCTCCGAAATATTTAAATTCTTGATAAACTTCTTCTTCCACCGGTCCGTATTGCCACTTAGAAAAATTTCCATCTATTAGAGGAGAGTTATATTCGGCTAAACAATACCCCTGTAAAAAGAATAGCACTTTTTGGAGTTTCAAATTCGTAACTGGATTTTCTTTTTCATTAGCAACTTCAATTATAAAATTAGCCACAGCTATGGGACTTTGTAATTCAATTTTTTCCATCATTATCCACCCCTTTCAATAAAATTATATCACATGTTGTTAAGTAATATGCCTTGACACTATTTGGTTGTCAGCATTATATTTAGTAGCAATGGCTTAAATCACCTACAAAAAAACCTTCCGTCTACAGAACGTATCTGCCACCTCAATGTGGAACGGAAGGGATTGATCTCTATATGTGTATTATAAAATATTATTCTTATATGCGTCAATATGGTTACATTTCCATTAAAATACAATATATTGTATTTTAATAATTAGATTTACCATTTATATTAATAAATCATCTGAACATATATACTACATATAGTGGTATAAATTAATAAAAATATTTTTTACTCAACATATACATGTAAATCAGGACAGTTAACCTTCATCTCCAAACCATCAGCAAATTCATTTAACGCTCTTTTCTTTACTTGATAATATCTTGTATTTTCAAAATGTAGTCTCATCATTGCCTCAACTGCTGATATTTTTCCTAGTGTATTATCTAGTACTACTTTCAACTCTGCTGATCCCTTATCGTATGTATCTGCAACTCCATCAACTATTGATTTAGCATACAGATATTTCACTAATTTCTCTTCGTTGCTGTTTCCTATACTTCCCCCAGGCATTCCACTTAAACTTGGACTTTGTATAAACTCTGGACTTGCCTGTTGATATATCTTGTATAGCCTTGGATAGTAACGTTTGTCAGTTAGAAACCTTGCCACATTATCAGCTGTTTTATCATAGTCAATGTTTTTCATTCCGGGTATCATTAATTCTTCCAAGCTAAGCACTCTCCCTGTGGTATAATTATCTTAGTTTATGTATTATGCACGTTTCCAAGGGAGCGTGCTTTTTATTAAAAATTATCATCATGAATGTTAGCTATCACAGATACTTTAACTTGAGTCTCAGCTTCCATATAATTTTTAGCTCTGACAATCATGTTATGCAGTTTATTATTAATAAAATATTCAACTAAATATAATTTCATCTAATCAATCCTTTCTCATATTTATAGCTAGCTAAAGCCCTGCCACGCCCTCAAAACGTGCGATAGTCTCAAATCGTGCTAATGCAGGGCTGATAGCTACAGGTTTACGAAGAACATGTTACGGAGTTTTACTCCTCTCAATTTATTTGCCTGTAACTTGTTGTATTTAAAATAAAAGTAGTGGATTTAGTTGAAATCCTATCGGCAATAAATCTGCTTGGTTGCTACTGCATGAAATAATGGAAAAGGGAAATTACACCTACTTTTGTAATAAATTTTTGTTTTATAACTCCCTTGTATCTTTATCGCCTATGACTTGAAACCCTTTGACAAGTTCCAAGCCTAACGTTTGTTTGAGATCCTGATTTATTACACGGCATAAAGTGTGAATGTATACCGTTCAAACGTTAGTAGTTTAACGACTTGCTAAGGTCAATTTATTTGCTATTCAAATACGTTTATTTCTACATCAGCTAAAACATCATATTCATCTTTGTTAATATCAACTAATTCTTCAAGCGTTTCATAACTTGGAGAAACAAAATTTTGGTTTAGACAAATATAATAATATTTATCATCAAAATCTTTAGCTATAAGATAGAAGTCATCTCCATTTCTAATAACGTTTCCCACTTGGTAGATTCTTTCTGGTTTTGCGTCTTTAAAATTAATCTTCATTTTGTTTCCTCCATTCAAAGCGTTAAATTTCATTGCTTAGCATGATTTTTAATAAAAACACTCCATCTCGTTTTACTGCGTTTATCTCCTAAAATTGGTTGTTGACCAAACGATTCAAATACATCCTTTGTTTTGATTTGTTCTTCATTCCATTTAAACAACATTGTTCCGTTAGGCTTTAGTACTCTCATACATTCATCAAAGCCTAATTTTAAATCTTGTGGCCACGTTTTTTTATCCAACTTTCCGTACTTCTTGGCCAACCAAGAAGTATCTCCAACGTGGATCAAGTGTGGTGGATCAAATACCACTAAATCAAAGCTGTTATCAGCAAATGGTATATTTCTAAAATCGGCCACTATGTCTGGATTGATTACAACTTCTCTTACAGTATCTCGATCAGTATAAGCCAACACTTCATTACGAATATCCATGTAAGTTGTATGCGGTTCTTCTTTGTCGTACCAAAACATTTTTGATCCACAACATGCATCTAGTATTTTCATTTTCTAGCCCCTTGTATATTCTTCAAACTCAATCTTGCTCAAGTGTTTAACTACTATACTTATAACTTTTCCGATAACTGCTAAATCTTCTTGCTCGATAAGTATGTCTGTATTGATATCGAATAAACTATATTTATCTCTACTTATCTCTACTGCGTTTGTTTCATAATTTATAAACATATTGCTAAATATCTTTTCTTGAAATTCGTCATCTGTAAAATATCCATTTCCATCGTTATCATAAATTCTCAAATCTAATTCTTGATATACGCTTTTCGGAAACTCTTTTTTTAACTCTTCAAACATGTTGTCAAAATTATCGTTCATGGTCTTTTCTCCTTTTGACTCAATTTATATAATCGTGGCAAATTAAATGAACTCGATTCTACCTAAATGCTTCATAACAATACTTAAAATCTTTCCAATTTCTCTAAAATACTCAGATTTTATATAATTCTCATCTTCGATTTCCCAGATTTCTTTATAATATCTTTTAATAGTGATAGTTTGATCTTTGTAACAAACTTCTAAATCAAATAAAAGTGTTTCATCAAAATCAGTGTAGTCATCATAGTTGCCTTTAAAATCGAGAGCATCAACTGTCAACCCATCATACGATCCAAAATCTTCTGGAAATTCACGTTTTAGTTCTTTAAACATGTTCTCAATATTTTCATTCATTCTTAAATGCCTCCTAAAGCTTACTGCTTGTTTTCTATCTTCGTTTACGTGTTTTCTTAACTCGTATCTGACCCTACTTGTACGCATCACCCAACCACTATTATATTCATCCATATCGTGTTCTTTTCCATTGATATCTACATGCATCTTTGTTTGTAGTTTAGGAGGATAGGATGGTCCTTTACCCTTTTCTGGTAGAACACCTATGTTACCACCAGAGCCACCGCCACCATAAATACACCTTAATGCTTTCTTAAGCCACATTAATTATCACCTAACTTAAATTCTCTATTCACGACATGCTTGTAAGCGTCAAAGTACACTTCATTTTTATCGCCATTGTAAGTTATCTCGTAATACATGCCATCTTCCACTGTGGTAAACAATAGTGCTTTGTTGTTCTGTAAAGTCCTATTTAGCCACACTACATACACATCATCTTTACTAATATTTACTGGTGGGTTAATGCTAGTTAAATTCATAAACGCATTAGCATAATCAACCACGTACCCTTTGCACAATTCTACAAATTTCTCGTTATTCATGCTATTTCCTCCTTTGACTCGATTCCATCAATCGTCGCAAATCGATTTATTTTAAATGTCCTTTTCTCAATCCCAGTGAACATTCAATAATTCAGCTACTTCTTGATTTTTAGGTAATTCAATCACTTCTGAGAATCCTAAATAATTATCTGTATCATTTCTGATAAAAAATGCTCTAGTAGCTTTTCTTGATAAAGAATCACACTGAGTTATTGAACCGTTCATTCCACGAATTGCCATGTTAAAGATTAAGAATGGAATTGCTCTATCAGATAATTCTTCTGCTTGATACCAATATGCTCTAGGATCATAGGTAAAAATTGAAGATGTCAAAACCTTAATTAGTGGATTATCAGTATCTGGACGCTTATATAATGGATTCTTTAATCTATCATTCCACCATTTAGCAATTAGCATTGAGCCAGTACCTGCTGCCGGTTCGTAATAAGTACTCTTGTCTTTCCCAACTAATTGAGCAACTAAATTAGAAACTGAACTAGGTGTAAAGTCCTGTTTCTTTGACTTTCTTTCTGCTTGTTCATCGCCAAAATATTCTTGAAACCATTCATAACTCATATCAGTTTCAATTTCTAAAAATTTTTCAAACGTTTCTTTACGCTTTTTAGGATCTAGCATTAAATTCATCATTTTTGTTGGAGCTTTAAAAGCGTCATCTATTTCTAAAATTTTATTAACTGTTTTTACATCAAATTTCATTATTGGTTCTCCTTAAACTATTAGTTTTTTTCACAATAAATGCATTTCCTATTCGGAGTTAATAACAGTGAATTAAATTTTATTTGATTTGTATTACCACAAGTCTTACATTTTATGTTGATTTTTGTTGAATTTTCTAAAACGTAATCATCAGCCGTCATTTCAAAATTAGGGTTGTTTGCTTGAATTTCCTTGAATTTTAGCCTATCGTTTTGTATCTTGCATCCTTTACATTGCCTATCTTTATTTATCCATAAAGATTGTAATCTTAGATTTTCGGAAAACCCACAAGTCTTACACTTCAAATTGATTATTGATGATTTACTCATGTTTTCATCGTCAGTAGTCATTTCAAAATTAGGATTTATTGATTTTATTTGTTCAAATCTATCTATCCAAAAATTTTCCGTTCTTGAAGGCATGATTTTAAAATCTGGATCTTTACCTTTTATTGGTTCTCTAAATTTTGTCATATCTTAGAAACACTCCTCATAATTTGTTGATTATCTCTAACCCTTTCCGTTTCCAGTCTATGAATATAAACTTCTCTAGTTACCGAATCGTCAACGTGACCTAACCTTTCAGCAACAGCACGACTATCAATACCTTGACTAACTAAGTAAGTAGCATGCTCATGTCTTAATCCATGCAAAGTTATAACTGGAACTCCTGCGTATTTACAAGTTTGCTCAAGTTTGTTATTAAGTGATGAATTATATTGGAATCCTTTAATTGATCCAAAGATACTTTCATCTTTATCAGCACCTTTAGCATTTCTCCAAAACATGTATATAACTGCATCATCTACTGGAATTGTTCTAATCGAATATTTATTTTTAGTGCTTTTAAATCTTCTTGAAAAATTTTCATCATAAGCACCTTTCTTATAATCCAAAGTCTTGTTAATAGATATTGTTTTCTTCTCAAAATCAATATCTTCTAATGTTATTCCTAGTAATTCAGCAAATCTTAAACCTGTTTTTAGTAAAATCAAAAAGAAATTCGCATAAGATGAATTAAGGTATTTCAAAGTAACTACCAATTTTTTCATGTCATCAAGTTCCATGAATTTAGGTTTCTTCTTATTGGTTACTACACCTTTAGGAATTTGAGCGTCATAAGTAACATCTCTATCTGTTAATCCGTCAACGTTATAAGCTCTCTTTAAAGCCCAAGCTAATTGACGGTGAAAATCTGTTATAGTAGCTTTCTCATGAGTCTTGCCAAACTTATTTAAGATTTGTTGATAATCATTTGCGCTCATGTCCTGTAAATACAAGTCAGGACAAATTTTCTTCAAGTGTCTGTGAGTTAAACAATATTTGTTATACGTTCTTTCCCCTACTTGATTCAATTTATACGTGTCTACCAAGTTTATGAAATAATCAGTAAATAATATTTTCTTTCTCCTACCCAACTCAATCACTTCCTAAATTCTTAGTTATCTTTTTAATCTTTTGATCTAACTCAATCTGAGCTACTCTAACTTTGAATAATTCTGGCGATTCTGAACGTAAACTTTTAATGTTCATTGCACCGTTCACACTCTTTTTAATACAAGCCAAGTTATTAATATTTAGGTTTGACTTATCTCCGTCTATGAATGTGATAATATATCCTTTTGGTAATGGACCGTTATGTTGTTCCCAAATGTGTACTTGCTTAGGTTTCCATTTTTCATATCTAGAACCATCCATTTTTACTTTAACCATCACATATCCCTTAATTTTAAATTCACTACCTAAAGGTTTTTCATTATGAACACTATGTCCTTTTTTGAACCAATATTTTTTAGACTCAGGACTTACTAAAATACCATTACGAATATTACGTTGATAGCATGCATTTTTCATAGCATCCACAGACCAAGCAAAATCAGGGAATTCTTTTTGAAATAACTCAAATACTTCTTTCCATGGTCTACCTGGAACATTGACTTTTAACCAATTAATTATCTTTGGACTCAATCTTTTTGACATGTTTTGCCTCCAATACATCAGGTGTTTCTATATCTCCAGTTATATCAGCTCGTAATTTCATAACTCTATATGATAAATCAGCACTTTGAATAAGTTTATCTGATACATTACTAATAGCTTTAGCTCGTTTTAATTCTTCGTCTAGATTCAAGCTGTCATCATTCAACCGCTCAAGTTGTTCGAATAATATATTGTTTAAATCTTCCATTTTGTTTCTAACCATATCATCAACTCCATTAACTTTAATTTAATATCGATATTAAAGCGGATAAGGCATATAATGATTCTAACGATCCATCCGTTTCATCTTGAGAAACATCCCAACCGTACATAATATCGCAATTTCTTGATTTAGAAATTTTGATTGTGATTGTTTTGTTTTCATTCTTCATCTTCTGTATCTCCATCTAGCTTGTAATCAACAATTAGCTTAGCTTTGACTAATTTATCTCCAACAGAACCATAATCTTCAGCCAATATTTTTAAAGTGGCACAATCTAGAGTAAAAATTCTTCCATTACTTAAATCTACAAGACAATAAAATCCTGCGTCATCACGGGCAACTAAAAAAGGTGATCCAAATCGTGAAATTACATTACCTACTTTATAAATACCTTCGCTTATATCTTTAACTGAATTTTTGTATTCAATTTCCATTTTTAAATCTCCTTTAAATTAATAATATTTCTGCATGTCCTAGCATCTTTTCTTTTGCCGTCTCGCACATCTTTCTTTCAACTTCAAAACCATATGCACTACGATTTAATTCTGCTGCTGCTCTTAACGTGCTACCACTTCCGGCACAAGGATCAATTACAACATCTCCTGGATCGGTAAAGATTTCAATCAATTTTCTTAACACTGGTATTGGTTTCTGTGTTGCGTGAATTTTAGGATAAGTATTATCTACTACCCAAGGAAAGTGATCCACGATCATACGTCCATCATTGTTGAATTTAGGTAACTTCTCACGATACAATACAAGTGCGTATTCTGTAGCTCCTACAATCTTCATATTTGCTTTTAAGACTTGTGAACTTGTCTTCTTGTTAAAAGTCAATGGAAAGGCATGTTTAAAGCCTTCTTTTTTGGCTTGTTCAGCTAACATGTTGATTTGTTGCCAGCCACAAAACACAATCATAGCTGGAGCTTTTCCAACTTCTTTTGGCTCCTTTCTGAGTAGCTTTCTAGCAAATTTCATGAAGTTGATAACATTAAAGTTCTCATCTCTGTTAAATGCTAGTGTATTAGCATTTTCGCTTTCTCCGTTCTTGTTATCCCCCCCAACATACCAATCTGAACGGCTTGCATAAAAGTTATTTCCAATATTGTAGGGGATATCAGCAATAATTAACTGTGCTTTAGGTACGTTATATCTTTTAAAGTTTTCAAAATTATCATTGTATAATTCTACTTTCGTTCTAATTTCTCTCTTCATTTTTCATTCAATTCCTTTACTTCAATTTCGATTCTTGGATCATCTGCGTACCACTTGCTCGTGTTTAGTTCTACGATAGTGGCGTCATCCGTCCATATAACGCCGTTTAAAGCGTCTAACGTGCTTTTAATATAATTATCCAAGTCAGGCTTTACGATTGGTCTGACGTGTCCTTGTGTGCGTCTAGCATGTTCTTTTCTTGAAATGCTTTTCTGCACCTTACGGAAAAATCTAATCGTTACAGAAATCGCACTATCAAACTTGTCTTTGCCTTGCATCTTATCCACTGCCAACTGCTTTAACTCACGTTTAAATTTAGCTGTTTTAGGTGGATCATATACTCGGATAAATCTGCCACGCCCTGTAGCTCTGGGTCGCTCTTGTTGTTGTGGTTCAATGTTAAAAGTTAATATCATACTTTTCTGCAATCTCTCTTAAAAGCATCTTACGTCCAATTTTTATTCCTTGATTGATATACTTGATCCTTAAAAAGTCACGTATTTCATTCTCATCTTCTGCATCAAGAATTTGTTCAAATTTTTCTTTGTCAGCCTTATAATATGCATCTTTAATCATTGCCAACATATCTTTTTGGCCTTTTTTATATTCATTTTTCATACAAACACCTTACTTTCTGCTTCATCTAATTGTTGAATTAAATATCTGTTGTATTGTTCTAATGTCTTATATGGTTTAAAAATCAACATTGTATTGATTGGTGCTTTGCTACCTACTTCTAAATGTGGATTATTATCTGCTGTGTAGAAATACAAAATATCATCCACTAGATAAACTACTACTCCATTAGGTGTTAACCATTTTCTTTCGATCATCTTACTAGCCTCCTGTAATCTGGTATGGGTTCTTCAAACTTGATAAAGTTACCTTTTGCAAATTTTCTAAGTCTTGACATAGTTTGATCGTTGTACTTGTCAGCAATACTTTCTGCTGCTAGATTCGTTGTGATAATCACATCTTTATCTTCTCTATATCGCATAATCTCATTGAACTTACTAGAATTCCAGTCGTTAGCCATTTGTGGCTCTGTTCCTAAGTCGTCAATTACTACACAATCAGCACCCGTTCTGACTTGATTCATAACTTTATCCAGTAACTTCTGTGCCTCTCTATCGTTAATTGCTTGTTGTTGCATAGATACAAACAAGGGATAATCAATGAAAATGAATTTATATTGATAATTGGTTAATCTCCATACCTCATTGATTATGCTTATTGCTGTATGTGTCTTGCCTCTTCCGCTAGATCCAGTAAATAACGAATGTATTACTCTATGATTTGGTCTTGCCATTCTTCCAGCTATATCTTTAGCTACCCCAACCACGTTATTAAGTTCTGGCATCATCTTCATATTTCCAAACTTATTACTCATCATGTTTAGACTTGGTAAAATTGAATTTGACGTAAAATAATTTATTTGATCATTCTTATGTGCCTCTAAAGTCCAATCTTCGTCAGTACGTTTAACGTGCTTGTTACTGTCGATATATCCACAAGTAGGGCAAGCTCCTCCAATATCCGGTCTAGGTTTAGGAACATATAACCTAGCTCCACATTGTGGACAAGCTCCAACATCTACAAAATGCTTAGCAAACATCATTTTGATTGCATCCCCTAGGTTATCCATTCCAAAATGCCTCCCATTCTTCTTCTGCTGACTTACTATAATCTTGATCCTTTGCGTCCATAAACATTGATTTCTTTTTGTTTTGCTTATTCTTTTGTTTCTGTCTATGTTCTTTAAAACGTTCTTCGTTCTTTATTGCATCTTCAACGGTTGTTATATGATTATCTTCATAGCCATTTAAAATCACTCTCAGATATGAAAAATTAGGTCGTTTAGTGTGATCTTCCATGTACTCAATCGCATGTACTACTAACTCATGCCCTAACCTATCTACATAATCAACCAGTATAGGTTGTTGTCTTCCTGTAAGGCTTGCTCCTGTCATCTGATATGCTGTAAAAGCGTTGATTTGTTCTTCTGAACTGGATTCCTTATTACTACTACTATTTATATTTATATTATTTATATTTATATTATTATCCTTAAAGTTTTCTTTAATAGGGGTCTTTAAGTTTTCTTTAATACCCCCTGTAACTTTTCTTGAATACCTATTTAAGTTTTCTTTAATAGGGTTAGTTTGTGGATACATCTTCCTTTGGATTATTTCTTTTGAATTATCTTTATAAATCGTTTCAATTTCTAAATATCCACATCTTTTAAGGTTGTTTATCCAAGTTGATATGCTAGTTCTGGATACTTCATATAATTTAGAGAAATAACTATTTGTAGCTGTACAATATCCATATTTATTTGATAAAGCTGTAATTTCACTAAATAGTAATTTCTCATTTGCTTTTAGTCTTCTATCATATCTAACGTTAGCTGTTAGAATTGAGTAGTAGCTTGGCTTTTCTTCCATTGCTCTTCCTCCTCTCTAATGGGCTTTCCACCCATTCGGCGTTGTAAGTTCACTGGCTTTGGTATAATTAACGTATCTCCTAATGAAAGGAGGTGTAATAATGGTTAAACATATTTCTGATAGAGAATTGAAATATTTAAAAGATGGTGATTTTCTCCTTCTTCAAATTAATTACAATAAAGCTATAAAAGAAGGAAAATCAGACTTTGAAATACATCACTCTGGTTTTGAAGGTAGCCCACATTTTGAAGAACATATCCGCCAATTTGCTTTTCAAAATAATTTAAGCTACGACTTACAAGGCATGTATATTAAATTCCATATTCTTTAACCAGATAAAATGTTCTATTGCTTGAACTTTCAAATTCTTCTGTATCAACTATCATTTCGATTACTAATGCAGGATATTTATTTTGTATTGTTCTTTCCTGTGTTATTCTTTGATAAAGGATTCCTTGATAATCTTTACTTTCGATAGTCGTTACTCCAAAATAGTTTCTGAGAGTAAAAGCAAAATTCAAATCATTATTCTTTATAACGAGTGCCTTTAAATTTAGTTCTGGGTACTCGTTTTTTAGTTCTTGAAGTTTGTCTTTAATTTTCATTGTGTAACCTCCTAAAGGATTATGTCTTTACCCTCATTTTCTAAGATGAAATTAACTAGTCTTTCTTGTGCTGCTTCTAATTTTGGCAACCAAGTTTCAAAAGTTTCTTTTCCTAAAGTTACTGAAACTCCTGCTTTGAAAAGAAGTATTTTGTAAACGTCGATAGATTGTTTCAATTCAATTAATTCACCTAATGTCATTATTTATCACTCCTAATAGATTTCAATATCATTAGCATCTATGAATGCTGTTATCTTCTTTGTTTGTCTGCAATACTCACAAACTCCACAACGTTTAGGTTCTTCTTCTCCGTTCATAACCTTAAATATATGATCTTGATTCTTCTCTATAAGTTCTAAACTCTCATTCATGTAATATTGAGCGTCTGGACTATTGAAACTGTAAGCCTCATGATCTGGCGGTGTTTGCTTACTAACCCCAAATATGAACGGTTGACAATCTACGTTGAATGTTTGCTTAATCAGTTCTTTATAAACAGCCATTTGCATGTAATAACCGTATGCACTGATGAAATTTGTATACCTGTTTAAATCTTCGCTCCAGTGTTTCTTGTGGAGGTCTTGATTTGTCTTGATATCGCAAAAGTAACCATCATTAAGCATTAAGCTATCAATCTTACCTTTCCATTTATGGTCGAATATATCTCCAGTAACGATTACTTCTTTCTTGCCTGGCATGTAGATGTTCTTAAAAGCTTCGTCTTCGTCAAGTGCTTTTATCATTTCGTCGCCCTTAACAAAATCTTTCTTGATTCCTTTCTCTGGGTTTCCGTACTTGAATAATGATTTTTTATTTTGTTCTAAAAAGCTTTCGTGAGCTTCTTTACTCTCAAAATACGAGTGAACATAATTACCAAGTAATAAAGCTGTTGGATCGCTTACTGGTTTCCATTCTTCTTTGAGCTTTGCCAGTGCTTGAGCTTCACAATTAAGAAAGTCTTTAAAGAGTGATACACTCATATATTTCCAACTGGTATCATGGTTGTAATAATTTTCTTGTGTCAACTCCATAGGTTCCACCTACTTAATTAATCCAAACTCATCAAACAATTCTGTTTGATTTTCATTTGTGTCTACTTCTGTTTGTTCTGCATCTGACTCAGTATCTTCAATAACTACTTCATCAGTCTTTTCTTTTGGCTCTTCAACTGGTTCTGGTTTAGTTTCTTCTGGCTTGTTTAAAGCTTTGTTAATAAGCTCATTTGCTTGTTTCTCTTGAGCTTGAATTTCTTTAGGCTCTTCACGTTCAAATTCGTTTTCTGTTGTATTGTTGATAGCTCCAGTTAATAAGTCGCTATCATCACTTGTATTGATAAACATCTTGGCAGCTCGATTTAAAACAGTTCTCTTTGCCATTTCTTGACCAAAATTTTGTTGAACTTTATTGTTTTTGTTCCTTGATTGTTGCCATGATTTATCAATTTCTTCTTTTGTCATCACTGTATAATTGATTGACCCATCTTCTAACTTGATCATTGCGAACGCTCCTATAATTGGTTTGTTCATATTCTCAAATTTAGGTTCAAACTTAGTAACGATCATTTCCATATCTTCATTTGAGCCAATCTCGAAAACGTCGCCCTCATGGATCACTTCAGCCTTAACCTTGCTTACGTTAGTCAACCGTTTTAATGCTGCGACTGTTCCAAAATATGAACGTTGCATCTGTAACTCATTACCGTACACAATGAAATAGCATTGTGTTTTGGCAGGGCTTAAGCCTTGAGTTACCATGTCTAGTAATGCGTTTGCTATGCTTTCTTGAGTTGCTTTTTCAATTCCGTATACCTTTTGTAAAGTAAAAAATGCTGAACTCAATGCGTTCTTAGCACTGTATTGTTCTGGTAAGGCTAAGCCTTCATCTTCTAATGTTCTTATTCTCTTTCCTACCGCTTCTGTAATCCCTTTTTGCATTTTGATTAATTGATTCATTTCTTCATTTCCTCCTTAATTCCTAACTCGCGTTCTAACCAACCTTGATTGTTAAGGTATTCTTGCCCTTTGCGTTCGAGGTAGCTATCATCTGGCAAGGCTATTTCTTCCTTGCCGTATAGGTGTTCAATAGCTTGATCTATTTCTTTTCTTTCCATTGCCTGCCTCCTGTGATATACTAAAGACATAAATTCAATTAAAACTTCTTATTTTGATTTATGTCTTCTTACATTGCTAGGTCTTAACGATCTAGCTTTTTTATTTCAATCAAAAAATGTTCCATTTTTGATTGCGTCTACTACGCCATGTAATGTGTATCCACCTAAAACAGATAAGGCAATTAATACAATGTAGCCGGCTGTTGTTAGTTTAATCATTTTCCATCACCTCCTTTACGTTTCTTGTGCAATCTGTAAAGATCTACACAACTGGCATAAGCTATAAGTCCAACAATTCCATACACACACCGCATTTTCATCACTCCTAAACTTCAAAATTTTCTTTTAAAAATTTTCTGACTTCTTCACGGTCATATCTGGTTGAACCAGTGGACCATATTTGTTTCTTTAATCCCCTAGCAATCCAATCATTCAATCTATCTTGCCCTATTTCTAAGGCTTTCTTTAACTGTTGTTGTGTTGGATATGGTGGTAAATCATAAGTCTTATTTACAAGCTCCATACGCTTTTCGATTGCTTGTAATGTTTGGTCTAATATTTGTTTAGATATTTTTGTTGTATCAATTTCAGCTGGAATCATTACTTTCATCATCTCGCTACCTCCTCAATCAGCTTTTCAATTACTCTTGCTCCAAGTGCTGTATATTGCCATGTTTCTCTGCCGTATTCATCTACTACTCGACGGCAATATTTATTGCTATCACTGAATACTGGCTTTAATCTGTATTCATTAGCCAATCTTCCAATGATTAACTCTGCACCTTTTGGAAGATACAACTTATAAGCAATCTCGCTTGCTGTATAGTAATCTCCGTCGTATTCTTCTTGTGGCTCTTCAATCATCATTTGACTAGGTCTTTCAAGAACTGGCTTGATACCTTCATCTTCTAAAATGCTTCTGATAAATTGCTCGCCTTTAATTGTCCATTTAAGTGTTCTTCTGACTTCTGTATCCTTTGGCATATAGATTTCATATCCTGCAATTCCATCTTCTGCGTACTTGGAATACAAGAACCACTTATCACCGACTTTGAAGATTACTCTTTTATCGTGTAACAACTGATTTAGCTTTTTAGCACTCATGCCATATTCTTTGGCTATTTCTGTTGCCGTGAGTAAGCCTTTACTCTTGATGTATCTGTCATAAGCTTCTGCTTTTGGCTTTAACTCGTTATTTTCGATTTTTAGTTTTTTGTTTTCGCTCTGCAGGATTGTGTATCCACGCTTTACAACTTCCTTTGGATCATTCCACTTACGTTCTAAATCTAAAAAGTATTTTCTATACTTCTTACCTAACTCTGTGTGACTCATCATGCAGAGTTCTTTTGCCATACTGATCGTGATCGCATAATCTTGTAACTCACGTTTAGCACCGTTATTAACAACTGTACTTTTACGTACACTTGTAAAATCTACGTTTTCTATAAAGTCTTTGAAGTTATCTGATACCCAAAGACTAAATCTTCTTTTAATTTCTAATCCTTTATATAGTTCTCTAGCTGATACAACTTGTGTATCATCTTTTGTTGTTACTTTAATTAGTTCTTCCATTGTGATTCTTCCTTTCTAAAATAATCCAAGCTGACGTCTAAAGCGTCGGCTATCTTGCACATGTTTTTGAATGAAGGTTCCGAGCCTCTTTTGTAGTTGTGTAATGTTGAGTCTCTGATACCTGTTATTTTTGCTAGTTTGTAAATTGACAGGTTCTTCTCATCTAATGCTTTTTGAATTTCATTCCACATACGACACTCACCTTTCTAAATTTTGATAACGTTACATATAGCGTTATAATTTAATTAGCAAATAACAGATTTCCCCAAATTTTTATTTGCTAAATTTATGAAGAAAGGAGAATTAATATGGTTAAATCTTCTAGTCGCAAAACAACTTCTAAGAAAGTTGCCACTAAAGCTTCTAAAGCTTTGAAAAGTAAACGTACCAGCAAGCTTACTAAAAGCCTAGCGGGCAGTGTTTTATCTCAAGTTAAATCTCGTAAAAAATAACATAGTCTAAATTTAGATAATATGTTTTGCCTTTTTCTGTAACTTTTATAAAAGTATGTTCATCAGAAAAAGGATTTTCTATTTTTTCAACAATGCAATCTGTAAATTCTATATCCATACAGACTATTGATTTGAACTTTTTACTGTTTTTTAAATCCAAAATCACCCCTCCTGGTCTTTACTAGGTAATAGTCTTATTACGAACCCTTTTGCTACTTCGCAATCATCATTAGTCATTATTGCGATTGGCTTAGGGTTCTTTTCTTCTGTTTCAATAATTACTCTTGCCCATTTAGCCATAGACTTGTCTGTGCCTTGTGTTTCTTTTATAAGCTTTTCTATTTCGCCCATTCCGGGTAACTCCTCTGCTTTTAATTTTTTTAGTTGATTTTCAAGTAATCTTTGAATACGTCTGTGGCGGCGTTTTTCAAAATTCAACTCAACTCCTGCCATTTTTCTGTAGTACATTCTGGTGTATGTTAGGTCATCATCAATTAAATGAACTAATCTAATGAACTCTAAATCTTTCTTTACTTGTTCAATGTCATTTTTCATTTTTTTATCCCTCCGTTATCCTAAAATCTCATTGACGATTTCTTTTTCTTCGTCTGTTTTTGCTGCATATTTTGGACTTTCTTTAAAAGATCCATCTACTAATTCAATAGCTACTTTTCTCAAGCCTTTAATAAAGTAAATTGTTGGGTGTTTTTTCCATTGATTTACTTTTCCGCTCTCGATAATCTCTTGAGCTTTTGAACTTGTATTAGAAAGCTGTTCTTTTTCAGCTTCCAATCTTGCAAGCTCTTTTTTGTATTTACGAATTGTAACTGGTGCGAAATATGATTCCCCGCGTTCTGCTTTATAACATTTAGTTTTCATTCAATCACGTTTTGTTATTTTGCTTTCAAAAAAAAGATAATCTATTGTTTTTCCGTATAATTTCGAGAGTTTTATTTTTGTTTTATCACTCCCTACTCTTTCTCCTCTTTCAATCATTGAAAGAGAAGCTTGAGTAATGTCAATCTTATCAGCTACTTCTTTTTGCGTTAGCCCTTTGGCTTCACGCTCTTCTTTTAATCTCATTTCTTTCATCTCCTTTCGATATACACATTATATATCACATTTTGTTATAAGTAAATAGTTTCGATAACATTTTGTGATTTTTATTTTGCATTGCTTTTTAAAATATAACAAAACGTGATATATTATAAGTAAATAATTACTATAAAGGAGTGTTTTTAAATGGATTTAGGAAATAAAATAGCTTTTTTAAGAGAAAGAAAAGGATTGTCACAATCTCAATTAGCTGATAAGCTCCATATTTCTCAAGGGTCATTGGGAATGTATGAAACAAATAAACGGAAACCTAATGTTGAAATGCTAAATACAATAGCTGACTTTTTCGATGTATCTGTTGATTATTTATTAGATAGAGAAAGCAAAACAGTCAAAACAGCAGACATTGAAGATGATAGCGTGATTTTTACATACGAAGGACGCCAAATACCAAAAGAAGATTTAGAATTCATGAGGCGACTAATGAGAGGCACACGTAACGATTTGAAATAGTGGAGGTATATTATTATGGTTGACGATATAATATCTTATCTAAATAAGATTGCGGTTGATAATAATATACGTGTGATATGGGAACATTTTGATCCATATACTCCACCAGGTTCTTCTTATGATGATATGTGTGTTGTAATGAATTTAGACTGGCATAATAAAGATGAATTGGTATTTCAATACGCTCATGAGCTTTCGCATATTATCCGTGGAGATAAAACAGACTTATTCTTCTACAATACATTATATAATAATAAAACTGGCATTGAATATGAAACAAATTTGGTAGCCGTTAGATTGCTAGTTCCATTCTATTGTAGTGATACTGAAATCAGAGATATAAGCGTCTATGATTTTCTAAATTCATACTGTATCCCCCGCTATTTAGCAGACGTGGCAAAAAATGAGATAACCAAGTTCTTCAATAGAAATTTTAAGAGCGTTAACAATGGTGAGTACATATTATATTGAAAGCTGCATTATTATGATAAGTTATTGATAGATACAAAAAGAAAGGAATTAAAACATTATGATTAGATTTATTATATTTATTTTAGGAATTATTATGGTTTATTTTACATTTAAAATCGCATTTAAAACAAGAAATACAAGTAGTGGTAAAAAATATTTATTTGGTATTCTCAAATGTATTGTTTTAGGTACGATAGCTACTATATTTCTAATGTTTGCTATTGTCGATCCTGATGACGATGATACAAATAGTAAAGGAACCAGTTCTATACATAGTGAGAAAAAAGTTACTAAATCCTCGAAAAAAGAAACATCATCTAGTGAAACTTCTGATGATGTTGAAAGCAAAAATTCAAGTGATTCGTCTTCAAATGATGATGAAAAAATAAATGAAGCCGTTAAAGAATTAAATGAATATATGCAAAATAATGACTTAGGAGATTTTGCAATAAGTTATGAATATGGTGGATATGTTGTAACTGTTCCTTCAAGGGCAATGTCAGCCACTGATAATCAGCAAAAAGCAATGTATTTAAATATATATAATGCTATTAAAGGTGCCGTTAAGAGAAAAACTGGCGATGATAATATAGGATTAGTTACTTTTAAGGATAGATATGGAAATACTATTGCAGAAAGTAAATTACTAGGAAACGGTATAAATTTAAAGTGATGATTTTAAAATTGTTGGATTGGTTGTGATTTAAGTAAAAATAGAAGGAGATAAATATATGTTTGATTTAGATAATTTAACTGATTCTGAAGTTAAGATTCTTATAGAAACTATGAAAGAACTATTAGACAAAACTATTCAAAGTGAGCCACTTATTGGAAAAGTGAATGATGATTACAGGGTTAAGGACTGCTTAAATTCCATTGAATATATTTTACATATCTATCGTGGAAAATTTGAACCTAATAGATATTCCATGCATATTAGATTTACTCAAAACCATCTTCATTTAGTTAGGCTTTGCATCAATGCTAGTAATAACCATATAAATAAATCAGACAAGACAAATGCAGGTAGAAATCATATTCATATTTATGATAGTTTTGAAGAAGATATGAATTACGCTTATAATTTAGATAATTATATTTTTGATTCAGGGGATTCTTTGATAGAATCATTTTATAAGTTTATAGACTTCTTGAATATTAAAGATTTACAGAAAGGAGATGCTACTAATGATAACAGCTGAAGAATTAAAAGATAACTATATTAGTTGGATTAGGAAATCTTATGATTATAGTCAGCTAGATAATGGTGTAATTAGAATTGATACTCCTTTTATGGATAATATGTCAGATGGCATCATTATCTATGCAGTTCAAAATTCAGATAATACTCTCATGCTAACAGATGACGGATGGACTTTAGATAATTTAAAGTCACATGGAGTTTTTGTAAATAAATCTAAACCCAGAAAAAAACTGTTAGAGAAACAATTAAAAATATACGGTATTACACTTGATAACAACGATTTGATGATAACTACTGAATTAAAAAAATTTGCTGAAGCTAAGCACCGACTTTTACAGGCTATTTTATTTGTAAATGATATGTTTATGCTATCTAAACGTAATGCTGCTAATATTTTTTTAGAAGATGTTGATAGCTATTTTGTTGATAATCATATTAGAGTTTTAAGAAATGCTTCATTTATTGGTAATAGTGGTTTAACACATAAGTTTGAATTTAGTATAGCGGGCTTTGAAGATGAAGTGCCTTATCGCTTAATTAAAATAATGTCGTCCTACAACAACCCTATGTTCGCTAAATCTATCGTTACTGATGTTGAGCAAACACGTTATTCTAATAATGTAGAAACTAATACTAATTTCTACGTATTTATCAATGACTTTAAGAATAAAGAAAAAGTAAATCCTAATGAAGAAATTATAAATTTATTTAAGAGTTCTGATATTCAGCCTATATTATTTTCTGAAAGAAATGACTTCATTAATACTTTTAAGGAATAAAAAAGATAAACCCGTCGAAATCGACGGGTTTAAAAACGTACAATATAGAACATACATTCTAAGGAGATAATTATAATGGCACAAATCAAAAAATATACCAAAAAAGACGGATCCAAAGCATATATGTTTAATTTATATCTTGGAACGGATCCAGTAACTGGAAAACAACGACGCACAACAAGACGTGGTTTTAGGACAATGGCAGAGGCGAAGACTGCGTTATCACGTCTTGAATTAGAGGTTATTGAAAATGGACTTCCAACAAGTTCAAGAAAAATTATGACTTTTGAAGAAGTTTATAATATGTGGCTTGAGCAATATAAAAATACTGTAAAAGAAAGTACATTATATATACAGACTAATGTTTTTAAAATTCAAATCTTACCTTATTTTGGAACGTTGAAAGTTGACAAAATAGATACAGCCTATTGTCAAAAACAAGTGAATAGATTAGTTAAAAGTATCAAGAATTACAATAATGCCATCAATCTTATAAGACATATTTTTGATTATGCTAAGTCTATGAAACAAATTAAGGTAAATCCTATGAATGACATTGTTATTCCTAAAAAAAGAAAAACTTTAGATGATAATGATAGTCAAGTTAATTTTTACAATAAAGATCAATTAAAAATATTCTTAGAAACTTTAAAGAAACATGCACCATATCAGATGTATGTAGTATTTAGAGTGTTAGCTTTTACTGGTATGCGTAAAGGTGAACTTGCTGCATTAAAATGGACTGACGTTGATTTTGAAAACGGAACTATTTCAATAAGTAAGACTGTTGCCTTTGATGAAAATGGAAAGCAACACATACAAACTCCCAAGACGAAGAAAAGCAATCGCACAATTCCAATTGATAAAACTACCTTAGATATTCTTAAGACATGGAAAAATGAACTTAGAAAAGAAATGTTTAAACAAGGCAAAAATATTGATAAAGGCGACGGACTTATATTTCATAGTAAATGTGGAAAATTCATTATAGAATACATTAATCCCTTTCTTATTACGGTTGTCAAAAAATATGATCTTCCACCAATTAAACCACATGGTTTCAGACACACTCACGCATCATTATTGTTTGAGAGTGGTGCAAGTATTAAAGAAGTTCAAGATAGATTAGGGCATGAAAACATAAAGACAACCATGGATATCTATGCTCATGTTACTCAATCAGCTAGAGAGAAAACGGCAGAAAAATTCGCTAATTATATTGGTTTTTAGCCAAAACGTATTCAATTACGTATTCAAAGCAAGAATAGACACTTTAATAAGTGCCTATAATCGTTTATATATTAACATTTTTAAGGTTTATAATCTGACAATGCATTTAAATTACTAATTTTAATCGGTATGCAAATAATCATTAACAAAATAAATGCAACTATATGCAAAAAATCAAATTTTACTTTACTCGAATAAGATAATGTAATTACCTCTATCATCAAAGTTGTAAGCATTCCAAAAATATAAATTCCCAT